GTTGATGCTAAAATTGAAATGGAACGTTTGAACTCCGAAGAACCACAAGAACCAGAACCACGAATTGGTGAGGTGACCGCTGATGAGCAAGAAGCACAATGATTACTGGTCAAAGCGTAGTGATGACATTATGCGTTATGTTGACAGTACAGATATTGATATGTTTGTTGAATTGCAAAAGATTTATGTTGAGCAATCGGCAGAAATTCAACGCGATTTATTCGCTTTTGTGACACAGTACGCAGACGATAACAAAATAAGCTATTTTGACGCCCTACAGCGCCTTAGAGGTGTTGACCTATCAAATTATCAAGCTAACGCTAAGAAGTACCGTAAACAAGCTGAGAAAGACCCAGAATTGCTGAAACGGCTTAACGAACAGTACGCTAGTTCAAAAGTCACACGATTGGACGCGTTAAATCTTGAAATGACATATAAAATTGGTGTTATGCAAGGTGTTCTTGAAACGTCATTTGAAAACTATTTGAAGTCAACTGCTAAGTATGCTTATAAGAAAGCTATAGGTGGCAATAGCGGTGCATTGAACGAACCAGCACTAAAAGAGCTCATTAATACACCGTTCAATGGTCGAAATTACTCACAGCAATTGTGGGGTAATACTGACGACTTAGCTAACGATTTAAGGGACGTTCTAAAACGTGGTTTCATTCGTGGTGATGATGTGCGCGGTATGGCTAGTGAGCTGGCTAAAAAATACAATGTGGCACGTTCGCGAGCACAAACATTAATACGTACAGACGGCACAGCGATTATTAATCGCGCAACAATCGAACGTTACAAAGACGCAGGTTTAAAATATTATCGTATTTCCGTTCACTTGGACAATCGAACGTCTGACATCTGCCGTGAAATCGCCAGAGAGGATAAACGTTATAGCTTAGATGAGTTTGAAGTTGGCGTAACTGCACCGCCGTTTCATTACAATTGTCGGTCTGCTGTCATTCCTGATACTGATGAAATTGAGGAAAAAGAACTTGAAAACCTCAATACTTCAAGTTATAATCAAGACATGACAGATTTACAAAGTAGCGGTGCTATATCAGCACGGCGTGGAAACATCAAGAAACAACAGGATGCCTTTGCAGAAAGGTATTATAATCAGCTGCGTAATTCAAAGCGTGATACCGTTATTGATAAAATGTCGGCTTCGAGTGGTGTTGATAAAGAGACGGTCGGAAATGCTTTGTCACACATCTTAGATAACACTTATCAATTATGGGACAGTGAAGAGTTTGAATACCGAGAAAGAAATTTTTATCCACACTATGACATGGCTCAAAGTTTTCAGCGGTTAATGCTTGGAAATCCTAAAGAAAGTGATATAATAATGTTGAAGCATGAGAGTTTAGAAGCGTTTTATATGAACGAGTATAAAATGACATATGATGACGCGCATAAGCTCGCTAATGAAAAATATAATTATCAGGAGGCAGATAATAATGGTTAAAATTGATACACAATTAATTACATTGTACAAAGTCAGAGATGATTCTGATATTCGCCAGTATTCTGTCGTTACTGGTGATAGTCATGGTGTCGCTACTTATGACAAAATGAGTCAATCTTATCAATACAGCGGTGACAATTTGGCAGAATTTAGCGATTTTGTTGAGGACATGTTGACTAACAGCGTTCTTAAAAATAAAATTTTGCCAGATAAAATCGTTCATGGGTTCGGGTGATTTTGTATGATGTCAAGACCGTCTAAAGAAGTTTTGACTTTTTCTAAAGTTATTCGCCGTTGGATTGTTGGAGATGAAACAATTTCTGGTAAGAAAAAATTCATTTTCAGAGAAGACACTCCAGCTGACATTTTAGAACTTTACGAAGAAATCAAACCTAAACTAGATTTCGCATATTAAAACCAAGCACTTAGTCAATTTGATTAGGTGCTTTTCTTGTACTTAAAAGGAGATAAAATTTATGGTGATTTTCATCTGGCAATTAGCCAGTTTTTTATTTGGCTTTATTGTAGTAGTGCTTTTATTGACTGCATTAATAGCGTTTATTGATGCAGTTATCAAGGGAGTTATTAAAGCTCTAAAAGAATAGTCGTAGTGATACGGCTTTTCATTTTGTCCAAAACTACTCAAGACGTTAAAAGGTGTGAGGTCATCAGTCTAACTACAGACTTAAAACGGAGGTAGCCAACATGGCAGAAGAAACTAACACTGAAGTAGTTGAAACGGAAACAGTCGACAATCCAGAAACTGCTGAGGCGGACAAAACATTTACTCAAGACGAACTTAACCACATTGTACAAGAACGTGTACAACGTGCTGTTGCTAAAGCTGAAAAAGAAGCTGAAAACAAAATCAAACAAGCGCAGTCTGAGGGTGAACGTTTAGCAAAAATGACAAAAGATGAACGTGCGAAAGAGGAAGAAGCTAAGCGCTTAGCGGACATTGAAGCTCGTGAAAAAGCAATCGCAGTCAAAGAGCTTCGTATCGAAACACAAAGTCTTTTGTCAGACGAAGGTTTACCGATTGAGTTCTTAGATGTTGTTATGGCAGATACTGCAGAAGCTGTTAAAGACAACATTGCAAGTGTTCGAAAGGTATTTGATGAAGCTGTTGAAAAGCGTGTGAATGAGCGTCTAACGCAAGATAAACCACGTCTTGGTACAACAGCAGGCGCAATGACTAAAGCTGAAATTATGGCTGTTCAAAACACTAACAAACGTCAAAAACTCATTGCAGAAAACTTAGAATTATTTAGAAAGGGCTAATAATTTATGGCTGAAGAAAAATTAACCGTTATGAACGATTTGGGCGAAATTAAATCGATTGATTTTGTCAACAAATTTAGTACTAACATTTCAGAACTTTTGCAACTTCTCGGCGTGACACGTAAAGAACCGTTGTCAGCCGACATGAAAATTCGTACTTACAAATGGGATACTGACATTGACCAAACAGCAGTAGGCGAAGGTGAAACAATTCCGCTTTCAAAAGTCACTCGTGCAGTCGACAAAGAATATACTGTTGAATGGTTCAAGAAACGTCGTGCTGTTTCTGCTGAAGCTATCGCCCGTCATGGTGCTTCTTTGGCAATTGATGAAGCAGACAAACGCGTTTTGCGTGAAATTCAAAACGGTATCAAAACTGATTTCTTTACTTTCCTAAAAACTAAACCTACTAAAGTTAAAGGTACTGGTCTTCAAGGTGCACTTGCTCAATCTTGGGGCAAACTACAAACATTTTCAGAGTTTGACGGTGCAACAATCGTATCATTCGTAAGCTCACTTGATGTTGCTGATTATCTTGGTGATAAAGCAGTCGGTGCAGACGGCTCTAACGTTTTTGGTATGACATTGCTTAAAAATTTCTTAGGCATGCAAAACGTTATTGTATTGCCAAACGTACCACAAGGCAAAGTTTACTCAACTGCAGTAGATAACATTGTTCTTGCTTACCTTAATGTCAACGGTTCTGATTTAGGTGGTATGTTTGCTGATTATACTGACGAAACTGGTTTGATTGCGTCTGGTCGTGACCGTGCACTTAGCAATCTTACTTACGAATCAGTATTCTTTGGTGCACTTAAATTGTTTGCTGAAATTCCAGAAGGGGTTATCGAAGCAACTATCGAAACAGCGACTGCAGCAACAGGAGAATAATTAGGTTATGGATAAAGCGTTGATTTTAGAGGAAGTTAAGCTGTTTAAAGGAATTTCTGATAAAGATACAACGCAGGATAAATTGATTGAACTAGCAATCAATGAAAGTGTTGACCGCGTTCTTGCTAAGCTCAACGAGTTTAGCGAAGACGAGTTAACAGAAATTCCAAACCGTTTAACGTTTATTGTTCGTGATGTAGCTATTAAGCGCTACAATCGTTTAAATTCAGAGGGTGCTAGTGCTGATAGTGAGGAAGGTCGTTCGTTTAACTGGGATAAGTATTTAGATGAATATGAAGCCACATTAAAAAGTGCTGCAGTTGGTCGAAATTACCAAGCGAAAGGAATTACAAGATTTATATGATCTATAACAAACGCGTTATTTTAATCGTTGAAACGACTGAACCTGATTTTTTAGGCGACAAAGTCGTTAAGAAACAATCTGAACCAATTCCTTGCCAGGAAGACAATTTGACCAATGCAGAACAAATGGGTATTTTTGGAACATATAACCTTGATAGTTTTAAATTGCATTTGCAAGGACACTATGACGGTTTTTCTGAAGTCATCTATAACGGTAAAAAGCGTGCCATACAGGGTAAGAAACACCACAAAAACTCAACTGTGATTTATTTATGAGTATCAAATACAGCGTCAGAGGTGTTGACAGGTATGTTAAAAAGCTAAAAAACAAAAGTAAACAAGCGCAGGCTGCCACAGACAGACAATTAGAACTGTCTAGCTTGCGTATTGAACGTAGCGCGAAAGTAAACGCACCAGTTGACACAGGAATGCTGAAAAATACGATTTTTTCAGTCAAGGCAGGCAAACTTACCTACAAGGTGGTTAGTCCTGTTCGATACGCAATATATGTGGAAAAAGGGACCCGAAAAATGCGCGCACAGCCTTACTTAAAACCAGCAATCGACGCTGAACGACCTAAATTAATCAGTAATCTACGCAAAATTTATAGTAAATAGGGGTGATGTATGACGACCTATTCACCATCAACTTTATTTTTGAAAGAACTACACGATAGATTGGAAGTGTTAGCTATTCCAATCTATTTTTATTTGCCTAATTCAGACGTTCTAGAGCCTTTTATTGTGATTGGGTCTAATTCATCAGATATGTCACAAACAGCGCAAACAGGGGCTGTTATTGAGGATATAACAGTGAATATTGACATCTTCTTAGACAGCTCAAGTAGAACTGACGCAGAAGAAATTAAATCTAAGGCTTTACGAGCGTTAGGGCGCAGAAATGCAACAGCTAACATTATTCCAGATAATAGCATAGGACGTGAAGTGTATCACGTTTCTATTGCTGTATCTGACACTATTTATTAAAAGGAGACATACTACATGGCAGAAAATGAACAAATTAAAGTAACGACTGCTAAACCATTGTCTGGTAAGAAAGTCTTTTACTTTATTCAATCTATTCATGCTGAAATCGGCAGTAATGCTATTCTACCTGCTTATCGTACAGACGGCAGTTTGACACTTGGCGCTGAGTATTCAGATGAACAAACTCAACAAGGTCTTTTGCTTGATAAAACAAGTACTAGTCACGAAATCGAATTGACGACTAAATTTGCACCAAAAGACCCTTCCGTTGATGTTTTGGAACAAGCAAACGACACAGGTGAATCAGTCAAGATTTGGCGTGTTCTTGTTGACGAAACATTGAAAGAAGATAAAGACGGTAAATCAGTATACCCAGCTAAATTTGGTTATGCCAAAATCGGTGATATTGAATACAATGACGGTATCGAAGATATTATCGAAGCAACTTACCCAGCTAGCATTGTTGGTAAACTTCGCAATGGTAAATTCCCATTGACTGACGAAGAAATCGCTTTGCTTGATGAAGTTTACGAATATCAAAACCCAGGAGAAACGACTGGCGACTACGATAACATCAAAAAAAGCGAATAACACGTCAAAGGTTGGATATTAAATCCAGCCTTTATTTTTTTAGTTAGGAGACAGCTTACCTTATGGAATTTAAAGTTAAAAATAAAATCATTGAAATTAAGTTCGACTATCGCACAATGTTTAAAGTTGACAAACAACTTGCCACTAAGAACAAAGAAACTGGTGCAAGTAACAATGACGGTGTCGGAACGTTGTTTAACAACATTCTAAATCGTAATGATGAAGGCATTGTTGATTTGATTACTTTGTCAGCTAATAAAGCGTTTAGTAAAGCTATTTCAGAAGATGACGCTATCACAGCGATTGAAAATTGGTTAGTGGATAATGACGCTGACGACACAGAAAGCTTGTTTGAAGAAATTCAACAAGAAATGGTTGACTCTGGTTTTTTCAAGAACAAGATTTTGAAATATATCGAAAACTTGGAAACAGCAGTAGAGTACATGAAAGCGCAAGAGGACAGCGAAGCGCTTCAAATCGAAATTACCGAAAAACTTATTGGCAAGATGAAAAGCGCGCTATCTTAACCGAATGTGCACGTCTTGGCTTAACAGATTTAGAAACAATTTACTCTTGCAATAAATGGGAACTTGACGCGATTTTAGAGGGGCTTCACTACAGACAAATTGACTTTCGCGAAAATCTGTCAGAGCTTGCAATGGAACTGCGCTACACTATGAACGCTAAACGTGCTAGTGCCAATAAACTTAGCAAGAAGAAAGACAGAAACAAAGTCAAACAAGCTTTTCACGCAAACGATAGTAAGCAGAAAACAACTGACAGTGGTCTTGCTGAACGTCTGCAAAAAGTCAATGACCATTTCATGAACAGATAAACAGAAAGGAGGAGTTATATGGCAGAATTTGATGGCTCGATTTATGCCTATGTTGGTGCTGATATTGCTGACTATCAAGCTGCAATGGATAAGATTTCCGCAGCTACACAACGTGCTTTTCAAAAAGCACAAGACGCAGCAGTCAATAATTCTAATCGTTTGGTTCAAATGGTTGGTCAGATATTATCACAGCTAGCTAACAACGGTGAATCACTTGGTAAACGATTAGGAACAGCATTCAGCACAGGTTTAAATCTGTCTATTGGTGAAATTCAACGTATAGCTTCAGCAATTGGCGAAAAGATACCTCAACCCATAAAGAATGGGTTCACAACTGCCCTAACAGCTATCCAGAATGCTGTTCAAGCAGTCGCTAATAAAATACCCCAGCCAATTCAAAACGCCTTTACAAAGGCAACTAGTGCGGTTTCTAGCTTTGCGACAACAACGACTAGTAAAATTGGGTCAGCCTTTAGCACGATTAGCTCAAAAGTAAGTAGTGCTTCAAACACAATCAGCAATTCTTTTGTTGGGAAAGTAGGAAGTAGTCTTACTAGCTTAAGTAGTAAAGTTGCAAGTGTTGCGACTAAAATGGCTAGTTCGCTTGGTTCTGGCTTTTCGAATTTATCGAGCAGAGCGACTAATGCACTTAATGGTGTTAGTTCAAAAATGAGCGAGCTGGGAAGTAGCATTACTAAAACTACTTTGACGGTTACAGCTCTTGGTGCGGCGTTTGCAGTTTTTCAAGGCTTTAAGGCTGCGGTTGTTGGTTCAGTTTCAAAAGCAGCAGAATTCGAAGAAAAAATGAGCAACATCAAGGCTCTTACTGGTGCTAGCTCTGAAACAATGAAGCAATTCAATGCGGCGGCTCAAAAAGCTGGTGCAGATACTGCATTCTCAGCCAGTGAAGCAGCTGACGCTATTGCTGAGTTGAGTAAAGCTGGTGTTGATACCTCAGCTATCCTCAATGGTGGTTTGACTGGTGCTCTTAACTTGGCAACTGCTGGTGAACTTAGTTTGACAGAAGCAGCGGAAGTTGCTTCAACTGCGCTTAATGCCTTCAAATCTGATAATTTAAGTGTTACTGATGCAGCTAACCAATTAGCGGGTGCAGCGAACGCTTCGGCAACAGATGTCCACGAATTGAAATATGGACTTTCTGCAGTTGCGGCAGTCGCGTCCGGTGTTGGTATGTCGTTTAATGACACAACTAATGCTCTTGCGGTCTTTGCACAAAACGGTCTTAAAGGCTCTGACGCTGGTACATCTCTTAAAACAATGCTTTTGAATTTGTCGCCTCAAACCGATAAAGCGGCAGCTCAAATGCAACAATTGGGAATTATTACAGCTGATGGTGCTAACCAATTCTATACAGCAGAAGGTAAGCTTAAGTCATTTAGTGAAATCTCACAAATCTTACAAGATAGCTTGAAAGATTTGACTGCTGAGCAACAACAGAACGCTCTTAAGACAATGTTTGGTACTGACGCCATTCGTGCGGCTAATATTGCGATGAAAGAGGGTGCTGCTGGTGCAGACGCCATGCAAGCTGCAATTAGTAAGGTAACTGCTGCGGATGTCGCTAAAGAAAAACTTAACAACTTAAAAGGTGCTGTTGAATATCTTAGTGGTTCGTTTGAAACATTACAAATCAAAATTGGAACAGCGGTTTTACCAATTTTGACAGATTTAGTTCAGTGGTTAGATAAGTTAGTTAGCAAATTTAGTGAATCAGCTGGATTGCAAAAATTTTTAGATTCACTAACAGCTTTAGAACCAGCTCTTGACCATATTTTGAATGGTACTAAGTTAACAAATGACCAGATGTCTAAAGCACAAGATGCTGTAAGTAACCTAACACCTGCCATTGCAGGATTAGTTGGTGCGTTTGCTTTTGGTCCTGCGTTGAAATATTTAGGAAGTTTAGGAACTACAATGGGAAAACTTGCTGTTGAAGCTCAAACTTCTGGTTCTGTTATAGGTAATGTTTTTGGGATTATCTCTACTGGATTGTTAAAACTAGATAATGATGGAAAAGCAACTGCTGAGGGATTTCGCAAAGCAGCTGGTCAGGGGCTATCTGCAATGTCCACTATGGCAAATGGAATTACTTCAGTTGCAAGCGTGGCATTAGCTGTTATTGGCCCTGCAGCAATTCTTGGTTTGGTCATTGCTGGTCTTGGTTTGATTAATAGTCAATTTGGCGCACAGATTGACCAGTTACTAGCTACAGTTACCACTAAAGGACCACAAATCATCACGAACTTGGTAAACGGAATTACTAGTCAAATTCCAGCATTGATTGCTAGTGGTGCTGATTTAATCGCTAAATTCGCTAATGCATTTACTGTCATGTTCCCAGTGCTTGTACAAGCTGGTGTTCAACTGATTTCTAGTCTTGTTCAAGGTGTAGGTGCTAATGCAGGTAGTTTGATTGCGTCAGCTATTCAAGTGATTGGTACATTTGTTAGTTCGATTGCTAGTGCATTACCACAACTATTGTCTGTAGGTATGGACTTTATTGCAAATGTCGTCAATGGTTTGGTTCAAAATTTACCTTTGCTTTTACAATATGCGCAACAGATTGTTGATAATTTTGGTCAAAGTTTATCTGCTAACATGCCAAACATCATTTCTAAAGGTATTGAGATTATCACTAACTTAGTTCAGGGAATTATCCAGAATTTGCCAACAATCATTTCAATCGCTACGCAGGTTATTACTGGATTCATCACAGGCTTAGCTAGTTATTTACCACAAATTTTACAAGGTGGTATTCAAATCATTGTAATGTTGGTTCAAGGTATTCTTCAGAACTTGCCACAAATTGTACAGTCTGCGGTTCAAATCATTCAATCGTTGATTCAAGGGATTACACAAAACTTACCGCAAATTATTGCTGCAGGCATTCAACTTGTTGGTCAATTAGCAGTAACAATTATCCAAAATATTCCACAGATTCTTGCAGCAGGTGCTCAATTAATCATGGGGCTTGGTCAAGCAATGCTTGAAGCTATCCCTAACGCTTTGAAAGGTGTTTGGGACGGTATTAAAAACGGCTTCACTTCATTGTGGGATACAATTACTGGTAAGAGTTCTGAAAGTACTTCGAAAGTTAGCAGTGATGCAGCTCAAATGACTACTGCAGTTGGTGCACAGACTAGCCAAATGAGTGCACAAACTAGTGCAGACTTAACCTCTGCATTTAATAGCATTACTGGTAATTTAGAGCAAGCTAATGTTTTAGGTAGTGCTTCAATTGCTGGGCTTCAAACAACGTCATCAGACCAATTAGCTCAAATGGCTTTAAAAGCAGGCATGAGTTTAGATGACTTTAAAAATGCAGTTTCTACTTCAACATCATCAGCTCAATTAGAAGCTATTATCAATGCGGCGGCTATGGCAAATGGTGTAAATCTAGAAACTGCTTCACTAAGCAATGAAGCTTTAATGCAAATGCCACAATATTACCAAGCAATTGCGTCGAACACTGATTTAGCGAGTCAAACTGCTATTTCAAACAGTCAAGCCATGAAAGACGGTGTCACACAGCGCAGCGGTGAAATGAGCATGCAAACTATTGATGATGTCAATAATCTTGCTAACGGCATTAATACTGGTATGACAACTGCTAGTACGAATGCAACAACACAAGCTCAAACTATGGCAAATGGCGTTAATACCGCAACATCTAACATGAACCTTGACGCTGTTAACCAAGCATTGAATTTATCAGCTGGTGTATCAAGTAATATGCAAAATGCACAAGCAAATGCAAACAATTCAGCAGCTGTTATGAATAGCGGTGTTAGTGCAAACATGGCATCAATGCAAGCTAACGCAAGTGGTTCAGCTAGTGGATTATCAAGCAATATCACATCTGAGCTTAATTCAGCCGCTTCATCTGCTAACTCAGCATCATCACAAATGGCGTCAAACATCACTAACAACTTCAATAAGGCTAAGTCATCTGTTACATCAGCTATGAACGGCTTGACGTCAACGGTTACTAGTGGCATGAACAAAATCAATAGTACAGTAACATCAGCTGGAAACAAGATGAATTCAACCTTTACAAGCACGTTTAATAAAGTGAAAAGCGTTGCGCAATCTGGTATGAGCAGCTTACGTTCAGCTGTTCAAAGCGGTATGAACAGCGCTGTTAGTGTAGTAAATAGTGCTGGAAGTCGTATGGTTTCTATCATGAATGGCACAAGTGCTGGTATGCGTTCAGCTGGGTACTATGCAGGCGCTGGTTTTGCGAACGGTCTTGCAAGTAGCGCAGCAAGCATTTACGCAGTTGCTAATTCAATCGCTGCGAATGTTAGCGCCAAAATTAAAAGTGCGTTAGACATTCACTCACCATCTCGTGTCATGAAATCGCTTGGTGGTTATACTGGTGAAGGCTTTGCTATTGGTATGGCAGACTGGATAGGTAAAATCAATGACATCAGCAAAGAGTATGCGCTCGCTGTTACAGACCAAAGCTGGGGTGTCAATAGCACTATGGCAATTGCTGGTAGTGTTAGCACATCTGGCGTTTCATCATCACTTGATAGCTTGTCAGATGAAGTTAAAAATACTAGTTTGTCAGAGCCAGTCTTTGAAGTACACAACGAATTGGTTGGCGACAAGATTTACACGACCGTTAAACAGCATGAAGCGCGAGAAAGCGCCAAAGATGACTACTTTAATTATTAAGAGGGGGTGAACAATGGATCTATTAATTACAAAAGGAACAACGTCAGTCAAACTTTCTGACTACGGCTTTTACAATATTGATATTGACGATATCGCACCTGAAATCTCTCTTGATAAGCGGTCTGTTACTGGTCGCAATGGTACGGTCTTTGGTGGTGCGACATTTACTGCTAAAACGATTAAAGTAACTGGTCGTGTAGCGGTTGCAACTATCCAAGACTTTATGGCTAAGAAAGACGATATTAATGGCTTGTTGTTAGACGACGAGCCATTTTATATCACCAAAATGTATCCTAACAATGCCGATTTTTACAATTTCCAAGTCCCAGGTCAGACCACAGGTGATTTAGATTTAATTAATCAAGCACATACTGCTTGGCATTATCGTTGGAAAGTAACTGCTAGCGAGCCGACATTTTCATTTGTTGGCAATTCTGGGCAAGGGTTAAAATATGACTTTTCCGTAGTGTTTACCACAGCAGAAATGCCATATGGTGAAACGGAAGCTAAAGACATTACGTTAAGTGGCGGTAGTTTTACTTATGCAGGTACAGCTAAGCTATCACAGTTAGAAGTGCCATTTGTCGTTGAGCTGACCTCGACAGGCGGTCAGTCTAGCTTTTATCTCGAAATCGGTAACAAACGGTTTACTTATACGCAATCAGGCAATATCAATGCGGGCGCTGTATTTAAAATTACAGGCATTGAAACAACTAAAGACCTTGTTAATGTCAACGCCAAAACCAATTACAGTTATTTTGTGATTGAGCCAACACCAACAAAAACAGTCACTTATAAGACTAATTTCAATGGCTCAATTAAGATTTTAAATTTCATGGAACTTTACAAGTAAGGGGGGGGTGATAGATTGATTACATTTTTAGATGAAAATGACGTTGAATATGGCGCGCTTGCCACTATCAAGACGACTAATGCTGTCAATGGTGAACGGTCGCTAACTGGAACAATTGTATCTGGTGATTACGTTCTGTCTAATATTGAACGTGGTTGGCGTTTGCGATTTGATGATGAATACTATGTCGTGACTTACGCTAAACCAATTGATGAAGGTAGAAACGTCCAAGTGACGTTTGACGCTGTTCATCAGTTTTTCTGGGACTTTGATAAGTCATCAGTCTATGACCAGTTGTCAGACGGTTCACACACTTTTGTAGCTTACCTTGATTTCATCTTCAAGAATAGTGGCTATTCTTATACTGTTGATTCCGCATTAAACGTTTACGCGTTTGAAAAAGAATCATTCGGTCTAAAAAGTCGTTTAACCTTATTTAATGACGTTATCACATCTACTGGTGTTGAATTTCAAGTTAACGGTAAAGTTGTTCGTGTTTTAGAAAAAGTCGGCACAGACTTGTCAACAGTCGTCCGTAAAAACTTTAATATGAACGAGTTGACGATTGAAAAGAATATCGGCGATTTTGTCACTTACCAAAAAGGATATGGCGCTTATTTTGACGAGGAAGACCATTCAAAAGGACGGCTAGAGGTTGAGTACACAAGCACCTTAGCAAGCGTTTATGGCAAGCTAGAAGCTGAACCGCTTGTTGACGAACGTTACACACAAAGCAGTAGCTTGTTAGCTGCTTTGAAAGCAAACGTTGATAATTCTTACACCATTTCTGTTAGCCTTGACATGGAAGACTTGACTCGTGCTGGTTATAAATACACACAACCAATTGCTGGTGATTATATCATGGCAATTAATGAAACACTTGATTTCCAAGAGAAAATCAGAATTGTGTCATTTACTAGCGAGTACGACGTTCAAGGAAGTCTTGTTAAACACGAAGTGACTTGTAATGACATTGGCACAGTTAAGAAACTAACTGCTAGTTATAACTTAACCAAGAAACAAGCGTCAAGTGCTTCAGCTACAGCAAGCAACGCTTATAGCATTGCTAATAAAGCTCTTGTTTCTGCTGACGGAAAGAATACAAATTATTACGGTAACAGCTTTCCAAAAGATAGTCCAAAAGGCACACTAAAAACTGGTGATTTACTGTTTCTTACTGTTGGCGATACGGTTAAGCAGTATTATTGGAATGGGGCAGATTGGATAATCAATCCAGTTGTTAGTGACGTTGAGGCATTTAAGGAACAGATAGCTGAGGAACTTAAAGACGTTCCAGACCGTGAAGAATTCGAAGCGACTATTGCGCAGGAACTCGCCACATCAAAAGCAGAACTTGAAACGCAGATTGACACAGCTAAAACACAAGCGGAATTAAACGCCAAAACATATGCTGATGAAATCAACCAAGCAACAGCAGAAGTCGCAGAGCAAGCTAATACGGCTGCTAACAGCCTGAAATCTGACTTAGTCAAAGTCAAGACTGATTTAACCACAGTCACTAATACTGCTAACAGTGCTAAGACGTCAGCGAGTGAAGCTAAACAACAACTCACTACTGTAGCTAACGATTTGAACACTGCTAAGCAAGACTTGCAAACACAAGCTAGTCAGTTGACTGCACAAGCTAGCGCACAGACTGAATTGACAAAGCGTGTCTCAACAGTTGAAGAAACCGCAAATGGTACTAAGTCGACTGTCAGCGAGTTAAGTAAGACGGTAGATAGTAATACTAAAAATATTACTAGTGTTGCTGCACGAACCAAAACAGTTGAAGACGACTTAACAAGCACTAAAACGGCTTTGTCACAAGTTAAGACAACTGCGGACAGCACAAGTCAAAAAACAGCTACTTTAGAAACTGGGTTGAATGGGTTGAGTGCTAAGTTTGAGAATTTATCTGTGGGCAACAAGAACTACCTGCCAACCTCACGAGTAATTAATCGTGGCTGTACTAACTTTAGCTACAGTGAAACGTCTAAGAGCTGGACAATGACAGTACCAGCGAGTTCGACAGGTTTCGGAAATGGTATCACGTTCAACACAAGTGGTCTCAACATTTTATTAAATGGTGGTGAAACACTGTTTTTTGGCTTGATGATAAAAGCAAGTAAAGCATGTTCGTTCAACTACGACATCAATAATTACTTGTCTGGTACAACGTCAAATGATAACGACGACAGAAGCAAGCAAGCGTGGTCGCCATCCAACAAAAGCATTCCAGCAAATGTTTGGACGAGGGTTTGGTTTAGCTATACTGCTAAAGCTAACGTGCCAATCGCAGAGGCTAATTCTAATTTTGGTATCGTCAACAATACAGAGTCAATCACTGTTGAAATCAAAGAGGTCATGGTTGCTAAATCAAACGTACCTGTTGATTATCAAATGCCTGATGCTGATGTCGAACAAAAAATTGCAGAGTACAGGCAGAACGCAGACCAGAACTACGCTAGTTTGCAAACGACCGTCAAAAATCTGGACGGTACGGTTAAGCAGAATAAGTCAGAGTTCGACCAAACGGCAAGTCAGATTAAAAGTAGTATTTCAGCAGTTGAGGGTAAGATACCGACGGAAATAGGGTCATCTAACTTATTGCGAAAAACTGCAGTAAATACCGAAAATCTAAAGCTTTTTGGTAAGACCGATACGACTGTTAGCGTTGTTACAAAAGACGGTCATCAGGCATATAAGCTGGTTATTTCTGGTTCGAGCAATGCTGGTGCTTATTTTACTGGTAATGATGATTACTATAATCTCATCAAAGACAGGTATTACACGTTTAGTTTTTGGGTTTTAACTAACAAAGATAAGACCTACAGCAGTGGCAGTCTAGGTCATATCCAAGCTGTTAACAATAATAGTGATAAAGTTGGCAATGATAAAGCCCACCAACACACGACGCCTGTTTACAGTACGAATACTGTAAAAGCAAATATGTGGACAAAAGTTTGGTGTACGTTTAAGGCTACATCAAATAGCTACTTTAAACCGTATTTCTGGTATCTAACAGCTGGTGATGAAATTTACATCTACGACATGATGTTAAACGAAGGAAAGATTCCTTTAAGCTATACGCCAGCCATTGAAGACACCGAATCAGATATTACTAAACTAAACACTACCCTCACTCAAACCGCAAACGGTCTTGAACAGCTTAGCACGCAAGTAACGTCGCAAGGCAACACAATTACATCACACACTAGCTCGATTAATTCGTTGACTACTGGTTTATCTGCTAAAGTCTCACAGACTGATTTCAATACGCTGTCTGGTCGTGTGACAACTGCCGAAAGCAACATTACGGCTAAAGCTAACGAGTTGAGCAGTAAGATTACGAGTGTGGAGGGGAAAATACCTACAAGCGTTGGTGGGACAAATCTTTTGCTTTATTCAGCAGACCCATGGAAAGCTCCAAACGATTACTATCAAAATGTTGGTGCTATCAAGACAGATGAAACATTAAATGGCTCAATCGTGTACAAGACACGCTCTGCTTGGTCTAGTTTGCGCTCGAATTTGGGTAAACATCTAATTGATAGAAAAAACGTAAAAGTTGGCGATGAGTTCACATACTCGATTTACGCTAAAACAGATCAAAGTTCAATTAGAGTCCGTTTATTTATTAGATTTTCTGGACAAACAAACGCAGAGGCTTTGACTAGTGACATCACCATAACTAATGAATGGCAGAAGTTGTCTGCTACGTTTAAAGTAACTCAAAAAATGGTAGCGAGTCAAAGTAAAGTTAGCTGGGTTGGCTTTGAGCAAACATCAAACAGCGAAGAAGGAAAATTTGTCTATTACGCTTGCAATAAGCTAGAACGTGGCAACGTTCCTACCGACTACAGCCTGAGTCCCGAAGACTACGACAGCAAGCTAGCCAGTGCACAGTCTGAAATCAAACAAACAACAGACTCAATTAAAGCGAGCGTATCTGCATTGGATAAATCAACGGTTAAGAGTGCCAGTTTAACTATTGGCTCAGATGGAATCGTCATGGAGGCTGGTAAGTCACCGACTGATGTTGTCTACGCGATTGGTTCTTATTTCAGTGTTAATCAAAATGCTATCAATCTGTTTTCTGACAAGATTAACGTCAAAGCAAATATGATTGTTGATGGTGCGATTACAAGCACTAAAATAGCCAGCAAGTCAATCAACACGGCACATCTTAACGGTAAAATCATTACTGCTGACGTGATAGCAACAAATGCGATTACAGCTGACGCAATCAAGGCAGGTGCTATTACGACTAACAAAATGACAGCGAACAGTATCAATGGCGACCGTATCACAGCTGGAACGTTGGACGCTGCCAAAATCAAGGCTGGTAGTATTACAGCTAGTCAAATTGCTAGTGGCACGATTACAAGTAGCCAAATTAAAGCTGGTGGCATTAGTGCTGCAAATATCGCTACGGGAGCGATAACGACAGCGAAAATTGCTGCAAACAGTATCAATTCAGATAAAATTGTTTCAAATGGTTTGAGTGCAAATGTTATCAAAGGTGGAGTACTAACTGCTACGAACAACGCTATGCAAATTAGTTTAACAACTGGTAAGCTTGAATTTTACACAAGTGCTGCTACTATGCGACGTGTATTGACTGATTACCCTAACCAATTTATTAAATTTGATACAGGGAAGTACGATTCAATTGATTGCGGCGTAACCGTGATTGGTTCAAATCGTAACGGTAGCAGTGAAAATAGTAATGACGGTGCTTTTGCTGGCGTCAGAATTTGGAATGGCTATAACAGTTCGAAAACTATGGACCATATTGACCTTGTGGGTGATACTGTTCGATTAGTTCATTCAGCGTATGATTCCCCCAAAGGCTGGGAATTTTACAATTGGAATAACAATGGTTCTCCATTACTTAAGTTGTACGGCACGACCGCTAGTCAACGCGCAGGTTCTTACATTGAGGCAGGAGATATTCATATAATGAAAAGTGATGGCACGTACATGTCTTTAAGATCAATTCTTAACACTTTCAATGGCAACTTCTCATCTAACGGTGGTAAATATTACATTAATGGTATCTAAATCTAATCAACAGGAGGTAACATGGATAATCTTAATCAACAAATTCAATCAAAACTCGCTTTAGAGATTGCGCAATTGTCACTTGATAAAGCAACTCTACAAGCGCAACTTGAACAATTACAACAACAAAATGCAGAGCTTCAACAGCAACTAGAAGAATCGACTGCACCAAAAGAAGCAGAAAAAGGAGAATAACTATGGCAGAATCAACTACAAAAACAGTATTTGTTATCAAAAACAATAACGGTCAATTTTTGGAATATCAAAATTACAGCGGACTTCGTACGTGGGTAAATGAGTATTCAGACCGTTGCAATTTTGAGTCACAAAACGCCGCAACTCTATATTGTCGTAATTTGATTGCTGAGGCTGAAATTCACGGCGTCAACATGGAATTTGATGTCTACAAACACAACAATACAGTTACTGATTTAGACGTCGCTATTCCAGACGCTCAACGCAAAAGCTACGGTTTGCCAGAAATAGCTGCGGAAGAAGAAACGGCAGAAACAGAACAGCCTTAGAAATGAGGTTGTTTATTATGTGGAAACCTGAAATTATTAGCATGTTTTTAAGTGCGTCAGTCTCAGTATTGACGCTCTTTACTTTTTTTCAAAGCCGTATGACGAACAGCGAACGTCGTGTGACAATTTTGGAAGAAAAAGACAAACAACAAGATAAAGAGTTAATTGAAATCAAGAAGCGCTTAGATAACCATGACAAACAGAATGAAGCACTTATTCGACTAACAACTGAAATCACTAATTTGAGTGAGAAAGTCGAAAAAATCGATAATAAACTGGAGGAGTTATCATGACAGTTATTTTAATAGCTGCAACAGTTGTAGCACCTATTATTTCAGCACTTGTGAATGTTGTAAAAGAACAATTTGGATTGAATGGCAAGCTTGTTTCTGGGCTTGCTATTTTAATTGGTGTTCTTGTAGGGCTTGCATATGCCTTTACTATTGTTCACGGGCAATATGCTGAATATTGTTGGGGCGGTCTGATTGCTGGCTTGTCAGCGATTGGCTATTACGAGATTGCCTTTAAAGGAGGAAGCGATGAAAAATAAAATCAATCGTGTATTAGTAGCGTTTGTAACTTTAACAAGCTTATTGTTGCAATCAACGGCTTATGCTGCGGTTGGCGACCAAGGTGTGGACTGGTCTCGTTACCAAGGCACAAATGGGATTTTTGGGTATGCGCACGACAAGTTTGCCATTATTCAAATTGGCGGTATCAACGGTGGCGGTATGTACGGACAGACGACATACGAAACGCAAGTTGCTTCGGCTATCGCACAAGGCAAACGCGCACATACTTATATTTGGTATCAAGTCGGCGGAAATGCAAGCCTTGGTGAACAAGTCTTAAATACATTCTTGCCACAGGTTCAAACACCTAAAGGCTCAATCGTAGCGCTTGATTACGAAAGTGGCGCTAGTGCAGATAAACAAGCGAATACGACTGCTATTCTGCATGGTATGCGTATGATTAAAGCTGCAGGCTACACGCCTATGTATTATTCATACAAGCCTTACACAGTAGCTAACGTGTACGCAGACCAAATTATCCGCGAGTTCCCAAACAGCTTATGGATGGCTGCTTACCCAGATTACAATGTGACACCAACGCCGAATTACAACGTCTTTCCAAGCATGGACGGCGTAGCGATTTATCAATTCACATCGACTTATATTGCTGGTGGTCTTGACGGTAACATTGATTTAACTGGTATTACGGACAATGGCTATACTAAGAACAATAATCCTAAAACTGAAACACCAGCGATTAGTCAAGGTCAACAAGCGGACAACACGCCTAAATCTGACATTGCTGTAGGAAACCAAGTTAAGGTTAAATTTAGTGCTAACGCATGGGCAACTGGTGAAGCTATTCCAAATTGGGTCAAAGGACGCACATACGACGTAGCACAAGTGTCTGGCAATCGTGTGTTGCTTTCTGGCATCAACTCGTGGATCAATAAATCAGACGTTGAAATTATTTCAGTAGCTAACACGCAAACGACTACAACTAGCACTTACACAGTTCAATCTGGTGACACGCTTTCTGGTATTGCTTCAAAATTCGGCACTAGCTATCAAACACTAGCAAGTCTTAATGGTATTTCAAATCCTAACCTTATTTACGTTGGGCAAGTTCTACAAGTGAGTGGTTCAACCGATAGTAGTTCAGTTTATTACACAGTTCAATCTGGAGACAACCTATCAAGTATTGCTAGTCGCTATGGTACAAGCTACCAATCAATCTCTAACCTAAACGGATTAGCTAACCCAGACTTGATTTATGCAGGACAAACACTTAAAATTAAATAGTTACACTTTAACACCCCTAGCCCTTGTGGTTAGGGCTTTTTTTCGTTCGCAGAAAAACGCAGTAGTGCGCAGTTTCCGTTATAACCACAAAAACAAGAAAAGTCCGTTTTAACGGACAAAAATTTAAAAAAATATCAAAAAAGTTTATAAAAAAGGGTTGACAATATGTAGTATATATACTATAATATATATGTAAGGTTGAGGGAGGCAATCTTAGACAAGAAAATTAAAGAAAGGAGTTAAAAACTTGGAAAACAAGAACAACAAAAAAGAAGAGTTAGCAATTCTTTTAATCAAATTTGAAATTCTCAAAACGATTTTAGAAATTGTTAAATCTCTTCTCCGTAAATAATCAGTTTGCTAAGTGTGGAGGTGACAGCTCCACATCTTGGCTTTGTTGTTAGTATATCAAGTTTTAAGGTAAAAATCAATGAAACAGTTTAAACTTTTAATTATTATCCTATTGGTATTACATGCTATCTTATCAGTATTACAAGGATTTGACGTATTAAATACAATTGATTTGATAATCACAATTTTAATTGCATACTTTGTTATATCTGATGATAAAAAATAATTAAAAAAATTCAAAAAAGTTCTTGACAAAGTGTAGTATATATAGTACAATATAATTGTAAGATAAATAAAACAAAAGAGGTAAATCAAAATGATTAAATGGAACGGAAAATCAACAAACGGTGCTTGGAAAAAAGAAATTATCGCAAACGACTATGAAGACTTGCTAGAAACAATGGTAGACAAAGGCATTTGCGATGGATATTGGAATGTTGATAGTCAAGCTTATAATGAACTTTGCTTCTACTCAGAAAAACTTGAAAAACTTCGTGATGAATATCAAGATGCTATTGAAGAAGATGACGATGAAAAAATAGCAAGTTTTGAAAAACAACTTGATGACATTGATTGGCATGAAGAAATCTTTAGCAAATTGACTGATGAACAATTTGAGCAAGTTATCCGTGGCATTGATGGCATGGCTTATTATCAAGAATTTGAACAAGTAGAAGATTAAAATAGGCGGTCTTTATGACCGTTTTTATATAAAGGAGAAAACAACATGGCATATAATTGGCAACAATTCAAGAACGGACTTTTCGGTTTTTCGTATGATTATACTGAACTTTTAGCAGAGTTAAAAACAGACGTAGCAACTGGTGATGTTGGTGATAAAATCGTAGTTATTCGCTATCACAGAGATGACACAGACTACAGACCAATCCGAGATTATCTTTACGAGGGTGAAGCGGTGGGAGAAGATGAAGAATACAGTTTTGAAAACACTGCTGATGTTTTGGAAGAAATGGAAGCAATGAACAGCATTTTTTGAGAGGGGAACAATGACAGACGAATTAACAGCTCGTCAAAGAGCTAATAAAAAATGGAACGAAAAAAATCGAGAGCACAGAAATTATATGACTAAACGGTCAACAGCTCGTGGTTTTATTCGTAACCATGCCACAAAAGAAGATTTGCTTGAATTACAAGAACTAATTGAAGAAAATTTAAAAAAATTTTAAAAAAGTTCTTGACAAAGTGTAGTATATATAGTACAATGTATATGTAAAATAAATAAAGAACAAAAGAGGTAACTAAAATGAAAACAATCAAATTCAATAACAAAATCGTAGTTGTACCAGCTGAAACAATCGTGGAATATTTGGAATATCGTAAGCTTAATAAAGAGATGTATTATTTTGGAATGGAAGAAACATTAGATATGTATTTGCAAAATATCATGAATTGGGCTAATAATATTGCAAACCTTAATACAACTTTCTCAGAAATTGGACCAGAGCTTGAAAAAATCGCTCTTGAGCTTATTTAAGTAATTGTGTTATAATAAAAGTATCTCTTTGAGGTACTTATTTATTTTACATTGCACCCGAATTTTTTCGGGTGTTTTTAACGCAATAAAAAAAGCCTTGTCCGTAAAGCTTAAGGCGGGGAATTGGCGGGGACGAGTGCGAGAAAAGGCATGAGTATATAGTTGTTTCAATTATATCATAAAGAAAAGTTTTTTAGTATAATTAACTGTACCCTGTTTTAAAGGCGTTTTTAAAGGTTTTTTAAAAAACAAAAACAATAATTATTTGGTATTTTTGGGTATTTTTCGATTTTTAGGCGGGGACAAAGGTGGGGAATTTTTACTTGATTGCACGTAAGAAAGAGTCGGTAACATCGTTAGCTACTTCGTCTTGGATATGCGTGTATTTCTGTGTCATATAAGCTGTTGAATGCCCCAATGCCGCTGCCATGTGTTCAATAGGAACGCCTGCAATTTGCCCTTGCGTAGCAAAGAAATGTCTCATCATATGAGGAGTGGCGTGAATATCGCAATTTCTGTTTACTTTTTTAAAGTTTGTAAATATTCGACTGCAAGCGACTGGTTTTCCAGCGCCCTTTCGAACTCTCTCGCCAGCATCTAAAAAAAGAAAGTCACCTTTTGAAAGAATCCGACCAGCTTTCTTAGCAATTTCGTTAGAAGTGCTTATTGCTGTTTTCAATAGTGTACTAGTCTCTTCATCGATGACTACATAGCGCCTTGACGTTTTAGTTTTCATGCCCTTTCCATTTGGACGGCGATATGTTCGGCTTTCGTCTAAAAATATTTTAAAACGATTGCCCACTAATTCTAAAGAGCTAAATTTAATACCGAGAACCTCGCTTCGTCGCATTCCAAAATAGGTAAGTCGCACCATTACGTAATCATATTGAGATAATACTTTTTTAGCGCAGTTATCCCATTTTCTAAACTCTTCCAAAGAAATTTGTTTGTTCTTTGGTTTGATTTCATTTTCGCCAATGTAGATTTTTAAAATAGGGTTCTTGTCAAGATAACCATTAACTACAGCATCGTTGATCATCGCTTCAAAAATGCCATTAGCCTGAACAACACTTACTCTAGCATATCTCTTTAGTAATTGTGTAATGTGTTCTTCATAGTCAAGTCTTTCAATCTCTTTGAGTCTGATATTACCAAAACGTTTTTGAAAACAATGTCTGTATTGTGTATCTTTGTTGGCTATCGTATCTGGCGCCCAACGACCTGTTTTGATACGATTCTCGCTGTATATCTGCCAGTAATCGTCCACAGTCATGTTTTTGCGTGGGTCATAGTCACCATTTGCGATTTTGTTTTCGATTTCAGCAAGTGCTTGTCTGGCTTCAGCGAGTGTTTTCAAACCGCTAGCACTCACTTCTGTTTGCTTACCATGTAACTTAAATTTTCGGCGAACGTAGTATCGTTTGCCTTTTTTAGTTTCGTAAGTGTAGATATTTGGATATTTTGTTTTATTGTATTTCATTGTTTTTCTCCTTGTTAAAAATTAGCTTCTGGACAAGGCTTTTTAACTTAGAGAACTTTGACAATCACCTCCTTAAAATGATAAAATAGGATACAAGAAAAGCGCCCGTTTAATGGCTTTTTCTATACCAATTATTTTTATCCTCATGTTCTGGTTTGGCGACGGGAGCATGAGGTTTTTTGTTTAGCTTAAAAAGAACATTTGTACGTTATTAGCTTCAGCTTGTGTGAGTTTTGTTTTGATTGTTTCATTGATTATTAGCCCAAGCAAAGCCTTGAGGGTTAGATGTTAGAGAGGTAGAACGTAAGATAAAACCAACATCTTCCGTATCGCTTGCTAAAGTGTAACCAATAATGGCGTCTACAGTCGCACCTGCATTAACGTTGGTGTTTCCCATATTCACTAAATCTTGATTATCAACATTAGCCATTTGGGTATTAGCACCATTTAGACTTTCTGTAGTCGTTCCGTCAGTTTGTTGTACATCCCAGTCAACCACAAATCCCATATATGGACTAGTAGGTGTATCTCCATTATTTGTAAAGCTCATTTCAATTGTAATAATTGGGCTACCGTCTAAACTGCCTGTGGTTTTAGTGATATTTTTAATAACATAACTATTACCACTAGGGACATCAATAGTATAAGGATATGATACATAAGCGCTACTTGGATAAGTAGTCGTTTGTTCTGTTGACTCTACGCTGCTACCTGATGTTGTTTGTTCTGTCGTTGTTGATGAACTAGAACTGCTACTAGATGAATCGCTACTTGAATTAGAAGAACAAGCACCAAGTACAGCAACTGACAAAAGGGTAATCCCGAATAAACTAATTTTTTTCATTGTTTTTCTCCATTCTCAGCTTTTAATGTGGTTCAGTTTTTGCACGTATTATACCACCAATTAAGCCACGATTCGTAATTCACGTTCAAACTGTTGCAATGTATGAATTGCAAAATCATCGTCGCCACGATACCCCATCACGATGTTAAGGGCGTAATACTCTTCGCAATGACAATTATACATAAGGAAGTTCATTAATCGATTATGAAGAGCAGATTGTGACATTTGTGTTATTTCTTTCAATTGCTCAAAAGTTAATCCATTTTTAATATGTTTGAGTAGTTGTTGATCGTTAAGGTAGAGAATCGAAGCTACTGCATTCGCTTCGTCTTCTAATGGTGCTATTTCTGGCGGATACGATTCACTATATTTAGAACTCGTTTTTGAAACTAATACTTTCTCATAAGCTGAATCCATAAGATGATAATAAATATGACTTAATTCATGTAATATTGTAAACATTACACGTTCTTTATTAACGTCTTGGTTTATATATACAACATATCTTCCTGTTTCGAAATCGGGAATAGTCATACCTGAACAAACAGAACAAAAACTGTAGTCTACTAATTTCAGAGCGTTCTTAGAAGTAAGATGATATTTAAGTTCTGGTTTTTTATTAGGAAACCAAGTATATAATAAGTCGGATTCAAAATAAACAAAAACAATATTATAATTCGATTCAAAAAAATTAACGATATGTTCGAATCGAACTTGAGAAATACTAATTCCAAAATTCTCCGCAACATCGATAAGTAAGCGATTAGCGTTCTTGTGGTAACGCATATAAGTTTCGCGAGATGGTCGTTTATATTTTTTCAAATGAACACCTACTTCCACAAAGAATCATCTTTAATAAGATTGCGTGCAGTCTTCATCATACCAGATAAAGCTTTATTGAATCGTTCTTTCTCATCTTCCGACATCCCTTCAGTCTCTTTACGGAACATGACAAGTGTTTGTTGTTCTAATTTACTATTAGCAGAAGTTTTTGAATCTGCAGATGTAGCTACATAAGGAATATCTGTTCTTCCTAGCAAATAATCAGTAGATACATTAAAGTAATCAGCGATTTCTTGTAGACGGTCAGATTTTGGAGTTTTTTCTTTTAAAGTGTATAGGTAATTTACACTAAAACCTAAATCTTCAGCAACTTTTTGTAAACTTACACCTTGCTTTTTAGATAATTCCTTTATTTTTTCAAATGTTGAAAACATTGATATATCAGCCTTTCTTAAGGATGACAAAAAATATTTATAAAAAAGTGTAAAAATCCCTTGACTTATTTTACACTATAATATAAAATAGTTTTTGTAAGTTAAAGAGTTAGTAAAGTAACTTGTTAAAACTTATCGAAATTCAATATAGCTTTGGCGAGCGTAAAAGATTGATTTAATAACGTTTTATCAAGTGTTTTCTTTATGGATTTATTTTACACCATAGTATAAATACTTGTCAAGAATTTTATAAAATTATTTACTGACTTTTTAACTAACATTATATATATTTTCAGAAAGGAGCAAATATGAGTTTACAACACCAAAAATGGCTGACACTAGTTCAAGAAAAAATGACACAAAAGGGTTGGTCAAAAAGTGATTTGGCACAAGTGTGTGGTGTTTCTTCGGCAATGATTACAAGGCTTTTGAAAGAAGGCTATGGTAGCGATAGTTTTAAATTACTAGTATCAAAAAAACTTGGCATTCGTGAACCTTGGGAAGAATTTGAGGGGTAATGTATGAACGAAATTTTTAATTTTCACGGACAAGAAGTCCGCACAGTAACAGTTGACAATGAACCTTGGTTTGTTGCAAATGATGTAGCAAATGTACTCGGTTATGCTAATCAGCGAGATGCTCTAAGTAAGCATGTTGATGACGAGGATAAAATCACTCTAACGTCGCAAAACGCGACATTAGAAAATATCCCTAATCGTGGGTTATCCGCAATCAACGAATCAGGTCTTTACTCGCTTATCTTATCTAGCAAGTTACCGCAAGCAAAAGATTTTAAACGTTGGGTTACGTCAGAAGTCTTACCGACAATTCGTAAACATGGCATGTATGCAGTAGATGATTTACTTGATAATCCTGATATGGCTATTGCAGCATTTCAACGTTTGAAAGAAGAACGTCAGCTACGTTTACAAGCACAAGAGGAAGTAGCTCAAAAGAATCAAATTATTCAGGAATTACAACCAAAAGCAACTTATTATGATTTGATTTTGCAAACAAAAGACATGCTGACAACAACGCAGATAGCACAAGATTATGGTATGAGTGCTAATAAATTCAACCAAATTTTGAAACAAGTCGGTATTCAACGTAAAGTTAACGGTCAATGGATTCTTTACACGAAATATCAAGGTAAAGGCTATATTGCTAGTCGAACATTTGATTATGTTGGCAAAGACAATAAAGTTCACAGTAAAATTACAACTGTTTGGACACAACTTGGACGACGATTTCTTTATGAAAAGTTAAAAGATAATGACATTTACCCATTGATTGAACAAGTGGAATTGTTCTAACCACACTTATCAGCTAGGTTGCTACGGTTCTAGCAGACAACCTCCGAAATATAAATAATTGACATGATGAAACGAACTCCATTAAGTCTGCTAGGACTATACCAGCCTAGCTGGGGAACGAATATAGAAAGGACAAAAAATTACGAATAAATTCGAGTTAAAAGGTAAAAACATCTTTTTAGATGGTGATCATTTAAAAGGTGTACAGTCTTTCAAATTAAAAAGCACAGCTGAAAGCAGCCATGCCGAATTGTACTTAAAACTATTGGTTGAATTGCCAGAAAGGAGACAAGATGAAAGTTAGCATTGAAATCACAAATCTTTCTGATTTTTTAGAATCAGCTAAAGAAGTGGTTAAAAAAGCCGAAGAACTAGAAACAGCAGTTCAACGGCTAAATAACATTGAATTAGAATTACAAACCAAGACGATTGACGAGTAATGCTTTCTGAGCTTCAGTTACCATTTCTTTCCAAGTTGAGAATTTAGTCTGCTGAGAAACGAACACATCTAAAATATTTTCGTCTGCTTTCTTGAATTCCTCTTGATTAGAAATCTTTTCAGGACTAGATAATAAAAATTCTTCTATGGTTGAAAAGTTAGTGTTTTCGCTCATGAATTTTTTAGAAAAGATTTCATTGAAAGAGTATTTATGTGTCCCTGAAACTGACTGAGCATTTTTGGATAATTGATTGAGGTTCTTCTCAATTCTATCCATTCCCTTTATTTTAAAACTCATATAATCACCTCCTTTCGAGATGATTATACCAAAAAAAAGCCACTGAAAAATCAGTGACTTACCAAATAACTTACTTACATTATACCAGAAAGGAAACGCTATGGATAGTGTAATGCAACAATTTTCTGATTGGTTAAAAAGCACAATCAAGGAAACATTAAACAAGCTTTTGGAAATCGAACGGGATGACGGGTTTCCAGAATTAATGGACGTAACAACGACGTGTGACTTTTTGGGAATTAAATACGACACGTTTCAACTTTACCGTTATTCTGAAAATTTTCCAAAAGAACTGCCAGCCAAACGTTGGTCTAAGCGAGCTATTAAGAAATGGCTTGAAAATCAAATTTAAAGCTTCTGGACAAGGCTTAGAAAGAGAAAGGATTTAACATGACATATTTAATTATCGCAGTCGCAGTTTTAGCGATTACAGAAGTATTCACTTTAACGTTATTAAAACGACGTAATAAAGATGTGCGCTATTATCGAAGCGAGACTTATAAAGACTATATCTTTACAGAGCGAGCACATAGCAATAGTCAGAAGTGGAGCGCTGATCATGAATAGATTAAAAGAATTACGTAAAGCAAAAAAGCTAACTCAACAAGAGTTAGCTGAAAAAACAGATATACCTTATCGAACTTTACAACGCTGGGAAAATGGAGAAAGTCAGATAAAACCTGATAAAGCCCAAAAGCTTGCTGATTTTTTCGGTGTTAGCATTGCTCATCTGCTAGGTTATGATGACAACGATTTTGAAAAACAAATCAGAATCGACACTTTAAATAACGTACTTAACAAATTGTACCAAACGCATGTTTTATTGTCAGAAAAAGCTTCAAAAGATTTTTGGAAAGGTTTTACAGCGGCGGTGTTGATAGTGCAAACGCAGGGAATGATATTAGAAATTGAGGAGACCGCAAATGGAAAATGAATATTTTGACACAGACGAAATTATGCTAATCGATTTTAATAAGAATGGTTGGTGTGGTTATTTCGGTGAAAGAGAGGACGATAATGACTAAAGCATATGAAATCAGAAAATATTATAGAGATAATCCGTTAGCTTCTGTAGAAGAAGTTGCTGAAGCGACAGGAATTGCAAAAGAAAATGTTCGAGCTTACATTTCAAAAGATGTCAAAGCAGGACGTTGCATTAGGTCAGATAATGGTATTGATTACAGCAGTTTCTTTTACGAAGAAGAGGAACGTAGCAGTTTGATTGAATGGAAAAATGAGGTTCGTAGAGAACTAATCGACCAGTTGCTAGAAGCTAATCGTAGAGAAACCGCTAGCGACCAAATTCGTTTAAACGCTAAAGAAATTAATAAGCTACTAAATGAGGTGAATCGATAATGTACACATACGAATACCGCTGTTTGGATTGTGGCGAGCGTTGGGAAATTATTGATAGTTACCCACCACTTGAATGTCCATATTGCGAAAGTGAACAGATTTATCAATTATGGAAAGCGAGGGCGTACGATTGAGAGTATATGTCAATAAACGCAAAGAATTGATTTTAGCACCAGATTATTTTGAAAAATACGGCGGTGTAAGTAATGAAACCATTCAAATCAAAGACGGTGAATTTACAAAGGAAATCGAAAAAGAAGTCAACGAAGCTATGCAAGAGGTTATTGCGCGTTGGCAACCTAAAATTAAAGAACTACCACTTGAAGCACTATTTGCCGAAAGGCAAAGGCAAGTTAAAAACTTTAGTGATTTCGAAACAGTGCTAACAGAACTGGTAGAGGAGGAATATGGTAAATGAAGATTACTAACGCAAGCAATATCGAACTTACCAGAAACTGGCGTATTCTGATTTATGGGAAACCTGGTCTTGGTAAGACAACATTGATCAAACAATTGAAAGGTAAAACGATAGTATTATCGCTCGACAACTCACAACGTGTTTTGGCAGGCAGCGAAAACATTGACGTCGTAGAATTTGATAGAGAACATCCGACAGAATGCATGACTAATTTTTTGAAAGAGGTCGATGAAATTCTTCCAGAATACGACAATTTAGTTATTGACAACATTTCAAGCTTTCAATCAGATTGGTTTATCGAGCAAGGACGAAAATCAAAAAATGGTATCAGCAACGAATTGCAACATTATTCGCAATGGACGAACTATTTCTTACGAGTGCTAACCGCAATTTATAGTAAGCCAGTTAACATTTATGTGACGGCTTGGGAGGATACGCACGATTTAAATTTGGAAACAGGACAAATTATCACGCAGTATGTTCCGCAAATCAGAAATAGTGTTTTAAGTCAGTTATTGGGACTTACAGATGTTGTCGGACGAATTATTGTCAACGAGAAAACAGGCGGTCGTGGGGTCGTTCTAGAGGGCTCAGAGGGTACTTATGCTAAGAACCGTTTAGATAAACGCACAGTCTGCTCTATCGAGGAAGTGTTTGAGTTTGAAACTTAGAGATTATCAAGAAGAACTCGTCAATGGTATCAAACAATCAATGCTCGCAGGTAACCACTCGATTATTGTTCAGAGCCCGCCACGCTCTGGGAAAACAGTAGTAATGGCGCATATTGCTAAAGGTGCGACTGATAAAAATAATAAAGTATTATTTTTCAGCCACCGAAAAGAAATTAATGAGCAGGTTTATAAGACGTTTGAAAGTAACAACGTCAACATGGATTTAGTAACTATTGGTGGTGTTCAGTCACTAGTTAGGAAGCTAGATAAACTTGACAATCCAACGATTATATTGATTGACGAAGCACATCATAGTAAAGCGAGTAGCTACAAGAAAATTATTGATTACTTTCCAAACGCTTATAAGTTGCTGTTTACTGGTACGCCAGTCCGTTTAGACGGTTCGGGTTTTGATGATATTGCTGAAGACATTATTTTGGGTAAGTCTGTCAAGTGGTTACAAGAGCACGGACGAATCGCACCGTTTAAGTATTATGCGCCACTCATGATTGATGTTGCTTGTCTCAAAAAACGAGCCGGAGAGTTTACAAAGCAGTCAGTAGACGAAACCATGAAAACAGTCATTTATGGTGATGTTATTAAGCACTATGAGAAACTAGCCAAAGGCAAACAAGCTATTGTTTACACGCACAGCGTAGAAGCTTCCGAGAACGTTTCTGAGGCATTTAATGAAGCAGGTTATAATTCTATCGCAGTAAGTGGAAAAACACCAAGAGAGGCGCGTGAGACGGCAATGCGAGCGTTTAGAAATGGTGATTTAAAAATCATGGTTAACTGCGAACTATTCACCGAAGGCATTGACTTACCGAACGTTGATGTTTGCATCATGTTAAGACCGACACAATCATTATCGCTTTACTTGCAATTTGCTATGCGAGCGTTAAATCCTCGTGAGGGCAAAACAGCAATCATTATCGACCACGTCGGAAACGTTGAACGCTTTGGTTTGCCTAACCAAGACCGTGAATGGTCGTTGCAAGGTGTGGTTAAGAAAAAGCAAACCGCAAAAATTGGCGAGCCAACTGTTCGAGTATGTGAAAAGTGTTTTGCAACATACTGGTCGATCACTCGTACGTGCCCCGAATGTGGACACGAAACTCCCCCAACCAAAAAAGAAATAGAAATTATGCGAGAAGCTGAACTCGCTGAAATTAACGAATTAAAACAGCAAAAAATAAAAAAACGTGTTCAGACTTATGTTTCGCCAGATATGTGTCGAGATATGGATGAACTTAAGGAATACCGAGACCAGCACGGCTATAAGAACGGCTGGGTCTGGTACATGGCTAAAAAAATAGGAATTTTGAGGTAAAAAAACATGTCAGTATTTGAAATTGATTATTCACAAGCACAAGAATTTGCAAAAGTAACAGACGGAACATACGAGGTTTTGATTGACAAAGCAGTTCAAAACGCAAGCAAAGGTGGAACGGACTTCTTAGACATCCAACTTCGTATCCGAAAAGATTTTCAGCAGGAATTCCAAAACAATATCATTTTCCACAAAATTTGGATCAACAAACAAACTAACAAATACCCTGCTGGAATGGTTCAAAATTTAGCAAAACAAGCAGGCATTCCAGATGGAACTAAATTTAATAGTCTTGACGATTACTTGAATATGCTTGTCGGCAAACCACTTAAAGTGACTGTCAAGAACGAAACATCTGAATACAATGGCAAAACATACGAAAACTTAAATGTTAAAGCAATTGAAAAATCAGAACTTTCAGGTATGCAAGTGCCAGAAATCAACGAACCAGACCTTCCGTTCTAATTATGCAAATGGTGGATTATGCACTTCACTATCAGCGTAATGGATTTTCAGTCATTCCTATCTCACCAGATAGCAAGAAACCGCTTGTTAGTTTTGCGGATAAGCCACCAGCTGACGAGAATACAATTAGGCGTTGGTGGCGAGATTATCCCGAAGCGAATATTGCAGTTCGTACCGATACATTTTTCGTCATCGACGTTGATATGCATGGCGAAATCGATGGTTTAGATAACTTAAGGCGTTGGGAGCACGCAAGGTTGATACCAAAAACCTTGCAAGCAACCACGCCGAGCGGTGGACGTCACATATTCTTAAAAAAACGTGATGATATTAGTATTTCTCAAAATATTGGTTTCATTGACGGTGTGGATTTAAAAGCGCACGTTAACAATTATGTGTTAGTCGCTCCGTCAAATACCTCTAACGGTCAGTATAAATGGGATATGGTTCACTCGCCAGAAAACGGTGAAATGGCTGAAGCTCCTTACGAGTTAGTGAAAGTTTTGAAAGATTTAAAACCTGATATGCCGTCGTATGACTTTTCAAGTTTTGCGGATAATGGCTATCAAGGAAGTAACAAAACAGCTAAATTGTTCGAACAAATTATTTTTGGTTTTGGCGATAATGGCGGACGTAATAATACACTTGCTGAATTTGTTGGTGGTTTGTTATTAAGGAATGTTGACATACAAGCCACTTATGAGTTGGCTAAAATGGCAAATAATAACACACCCGAGCCGTTACCAGAAAATGAATTTGA